GGGGGGTGCTTCAATGTTTTATCCGCATCAGTGTACCGGATGCCATAACGTGAGAGCCACGCTGAATAAGTGTTTTGATTAAACCATACTAACGTTTCTGGTTTCACTGAATTCACGTGGTCATCACCAAATGTAACTTCCTTAACAGTTTTGCGGTAAGCATCCATCGAACAATCCGATCTCGCTGCTACACCTAGCGCCTTTGCTTCAAACGTCAAGCACAAATAACCAGTTCTAATGATTAATGAGTTCCCAAACGAATTCACGATTGCAGTGAAAGGTACACCTGACGGCACACCATGATTCTTTCGAATCAATATCACCTCATAAGCGGAATACGTATGAACAACTTCATCCATGATTACTCGACGCACCAAAGCCGCTACTGGCCCATCATTATACCACCTGTTAGTCACTTTCACAAAGTAATCAAACACGATGGCAAAAAGAAAGCCATCCCAATTGCCATAATCGCCATCAAATCCAAGTTCTGAAATTCTCTCCAACTCCATAAACAACAGGGTCCACTCACTACTGTCAGCATTAATACCAACTGCATGAAAAGAGTGAATCCTATTGCGAATAATTGAAGCAATAAAATCCAGAAAATACATTCTACATACGATCGTAAAATCGGCGGGAGCCATCATAAAAGTCCTCGTATTACCAGTACGAATCTTTTCCAAGCCACGCCTCTCATCCTTTAGGCAATTTGTCCAAATCGAAGGGTACCTCTTCCCTAACTTGTAACTTTTCAATCGCGCATCGATCTCATTTGCAAGCAGAGTACTCTTCACAGTAGCATGACCCAATGTCTCCATATCCTCACTGATATTAAACAAATAAGCCTTGCCACTTTCATCGGCAGGACGAGAATACACATACGGAATCCCTGGAGAGGACTTCATATCCATACGCTCGTAGTGTTCTATTGGGAAGCCATTAATTGCTTCCTCGACCGACAAAACACCAACGTTCGGTCTTAATGGTTCAAACAACAACATCTCTTGCTCAAGAGACTTGTACGCTTCTTCCACTTGGCGCGGAGGTAAAGGTCGATGGTAAGACCCATACTTCTTGATCCCATTCACTAATGGATCAACTGGCTCATCCATGCGAGGATCACCTTGATGCAAAACGCTCGGTTCAGTCTGGTGTTTAAACACCTGATCAAACAGAGGCGATTCACGTATTCGGGTCCCTCTCGCACGTCCCACACGCCGAATGCGATAGTGCTCTAGCACTTCTATATTTCCAAGTCCATGGTCACCACGTTCCTCTACTGAAACTTCTCGAATTTTAAGTATTTCATTCCTGTCGGAACTCAGACCATTATCGATAATTTGTTCAGGGAACTGTGCCAACAACGGAGCAAGCAACTCTTGAGTTATTACCTGGAACAGACCTTCCGGACGATCTTTAAATGTCGCAGAAACTATTCCAACTATTTTACGCGAGAGTTGTGGAACCATAGCAATGCTAACACCACCACATTCTCCTTTCTCGATATTAACACGAGCACTCCATATCTTCCGAAGAATTATCTTGGAGGCATCCAAGTATGGGGTACTCTTGGTAACATCATGTGCTTTCAAATCAGCATAGAAATAATAATTACGAAGGTCTTTATCAATCTGAAC